GTGCCAAAGCTGCACAACCATTCGTAGTGTTAGGGTACATAGCAACTGCTGGCACCCAAATAGTTTCTTTACCTGCAACTTTAACTGCTGCACCACCGGCTTGAACAACACCATTACCATTTGGTGCTATATTAATGTTTCCATTTGCACCGTCAGTAATCGTAATTGTACCTGAATTAGTTCCTGAGTTTGTATCTAAAATTAAATTATGTGCTCCACTAGATGTAATAGTTGCATCTGCTGCACCTGTTCCAAATACTGTTTCACCAGTTCCTTTTGGTTTGATAGCTATATCAATATTTGAATCATCACCTGTTGCAGATAATGTTGGATCGTTTCCTGTAGCAGCATTTGCTATTGTAAATTCGTTAACTGCTGAACTAGTAGCAGTCACTTTTGCTAATTCTGCTCCATTAGTATCTAAAATAGATGTTCCTATTTTAGGTGAAGTTAAAGTTTTATTTGTTAAAGTTTGTGTTCCAGTAAGTGTTACATCACCCATTCCAATGTCAATAATATCTGGGTTTACTCCATCATTAGCTGATGCAAATACTATTTTAGTCGTTGCAGGTGCAACAGCTACAGTGTCACCAGATCCTGAAACGTATTTAAATGTTACGTTTTGTGAACCACTTGTTGAATTTTTTAAAAAGTAAAAAGTTTGAACATCAATAGGTATAGTTACATTTCTGCCTGATGTAAGTGAACCAGTAAATTCAATCATTCTGTGTGCAAGAGTTGCACCAGTTGATCCATCAGATACTGAAAGAGTTGTATCTCCAGAATCAGATACTGCTTGTTGTGTAAATCCACCAGCTATTTGTTCTACTATTTCT